GTATATCCATCTTTGCCTTCTCTAACATATTTTTGAAAGCGTTTAAAATTTGCATTATATCCTCCTAACTGTGATGTATCTATTGCATTTTCTATGTAATGCTCTATGACATTGTCAAGCATTGTTATTAAATCTGATATAAAGTTATCATCTTTTGACCATTTATCAAAGTGTTCTAAATTAACTGAAGACAAACAACATACTGCAGTTCTTTCTTCATCAGTCGGCAGAGTTATTTCGGAACATAAATTACTTTGTCTTATTTTTAATCCTAATTCTTTTTGTTGTTTAGGTAATTTTTTATTACATGTATCTATATTTATCATGTAAGGTTCGCCTGTCTCTGCTCTAGCATGTATAATCTGCCACCATAAATCTCTAGCATTGATAACCTTTACAGCTTCATTAGTTTTAGGGTCAATCAATCTCCAGTCTTCATCATTTTTTATTGCATCTAAAAATGCATTTGTTATATTAATACCATTGTGTAAATTAAGACATTTACGATTAATATCTCCACCAGATTCTTTACGCATATTTATAAACTCTTCAATCTCTGGATGACTTACATCCATGTATGCTGCATAACTTCCTCGTCTTGTAGTGCCTTGATTAAAGGCTAACATCTGAGAATCTACAACATGCATGAATGGAATTGAACCAGTAGAACGACTGCCATGAGTAGTAGAAATACCGTTGCTCCTAATATCGCCCCAATATCCACCAATGCCTCCACCTGAACTTGCCAACCAAATGTTTTCATCGTAGTGATTAGATAAACCGTGGCGACTGTCAGGAACATAATTAAGGAAACAAGAGATAGGTAACCCACGACTCGTTCCCCCGTTACTAAGAATAGGAGTGCTAAACATGAACCAACGAGAGGAACTGTAGTTGTAAAGTCTTTGAGCCAGTTCAAAATCTGTCTCCCCTTTGAAAGTAGCCCCGAAGACCGAGGCTCTTGCGAATGCTTCTTGTGCATGTGTTTCTCCTTCCCAAAAATATCTATCTTTGAGTGTATCTAGACTAAACTTATCAAACTCTTTTTCTTTATCGTAGTCTATTTCAATTCCTAAGTAAGGCTTAGTTCCTATTTTATCATCAACCATTGTTGTCCTCTAAATGTAATGCTATCATTGCATAATGTATTATCTTAAGTAATTCTATTGATTTATTATCTTTTTTACCATATCTCATAGCATACTTCATAATATTACCTATAGCAAAACCTTCTCCATGTCCTGAATCTATTACCATATCAGTAGCTTGATATCTACCATTAGCGTAATGTTGTTTGTATGTTTTATCAATATAAACTTTAATTAATTTTAAAGTTTTGTCTTCATCAAATTTATATTTCATTGTACTTTATTAATTATATATTCTTAAACTTCTACTGTCAAGTTCTAATTGTAAAACAATAGATAATTCTGCTAATAATTCATCAGGTATCGTATCAATACTTTCACTTGGTTGTTTAAGTAAAGAACCTAATTCTATTAATGCTATTTGTAATGCTTTTTTTGCTTCTTCTAATTCATTCATGTTAAATCCTTTAATGTAATTTCTTTTAATTGTTTTGTTTTTGTTAATCTTTTAATTTTTTTACTTATCCATTTCAAAGAAAATGCAGACAACATTAACTTTCTGTTTGCAAAAACATGAGTTTGTTGTGGCATTAATTTATATGCATCTTGAACTGTTAATTTTTTAGCCTCTTCTGGTGGCACTAAAGTTTTTATCCATTCAACTAAAATAAATAAAGATTTGTTTCTTATTTGCTTTGCTTTTTTTCCATTCATAATATTGTTGAGTCATAATTTTTAACAAGCTTCCAATAATTTAGTAGACTGTTAAACATTTCTTTGTGTTTATAATGTGATTCTGTTTCCCAAACATGAGTTAAAACTAAACTTGTGTCTGCTCTATCTACGAAGATAGATATTCTTTCTGGGTCTTCAATGTTACAACCTTGGGCGTATGCTGAAAGTTGCATTCCATGTTCATCATAAACTAATTTAGCAGGGTCTTTGTCCTTTAAATTATCTTTTGTTTTAAAGTCTATAAATATTCCTGAATTAGAATATAAATCTATCTTACCACCATACCCTTCATCAGCACAAAAAGAAGCTTCTGCTATCCATGTTTCATCAGGATAATTTTTATCTAACCAATCTTTAATAACTTTGTAAGGTTTTGTTTTAGTTCCACCTAGAAATCCTTTTTCTATTTGTGCGTGTATTTTTGTTCCTTTCTTAGCAGCTTTCATACCTACTTCTCTACCTGCATACTTACATTTGTTTATGTAGTCAGGGTCATCTTTATCTAAATTTAAAGATGCTTCTAATGCCTGTGTAATTTTCCAATTTTCTAAAGAAGGTTTAGCTGCTATACCTATAATAGTAGTAACAGAAGGAACAAGACCTATACTTTTAGCATCTCTTAAAGTAGTATTTCTTTCTTTACCGTTAGCACCTATGATAGTATACATAGGCTCTCCGTCATGGTCATACCAATGACCTGCTTCTGATTTGTAATTACTTTTTATTGTCATCTTCTAAATCCTCAAATGTTTTATACACATCTGATGTAAATAATTTTTGTATATTAACTAGCCACATACGACTTGCTTTATGGTCTCCACCACTAACAGATTTTTTAAAGTCTAATTTATCTATTAGTTGTTTTAACTTTGGCACATCAAAAATAAAAGTACAAAATATATTATCTCCAATACAAAGATTATGAAACCAATAGTCTGCTTCTGTTGTTATGATACCAGAAGGTTTACCATATGATTCGTATTCAATACATATGTTACCAGTCTTCATCCACATACCTCTTTCAGATTTAACTTCTATCTTTTTATCAGTCATCATATCTGCTATTTTGTCTTCCCTTATTTTACCATACTGTAAATCTATGTCAAACTTTTTCCTATCTTTTTTAATGGGTCTCACTCCAATTACCTCCTATTTTATATTCGCCTGTTAATGGACATCTCATATTAAAATGAAGTCCTGCATTTCTAATACTTGAAACACCTAATCTGCCTACACAATCTGCTTGTGATTCTTTAACTTGTAACTGCCATTCATCATGAATATTTGCTACAAACTTAGCATCAAAAGTATTTAAGTTTATTAAATCTTGTAATATACACATAGCTTTTTTCATTACTATTGCTCCTCCTCCTTGTAATAAAGTATTTAAAGAAGCATGTCTATGTCTTACATATATCTTTCTTCCGTCTAGTCCTTTTAAATAGTCTTTTTTAGCTGCTCTTTCAACTCGTTGTTTAAGAGACTTAAGTGCTGGTAAACTACTAAGAAAGCGTTCTCGCAACTTTCTACCTGTTTGTTTGTTTCCACTAATAATTTTTCCAATTTTTTCATCTCCTGCTCCGTATATGAGGGCATAGATGAAAGTCTTTGCCTCATCTCTTGATTTAAGTCCAGCAAATCGTTGGTTAGTTGTGTGAATGTCTCCGTTGATAATTTCATTTATATACTCCTTGTCAGCCATATAGTGTGCTAACATTCTTAATTCTAATCCACTTGCATCTATACCTACAAGTTTATATCCTTCTGGCACAGTCCAACAAGCTCTACATTCTGGACCATAAGGACTATAGACAGCAGGAACTTGTGCCATATTAGGATTTCTATGTGTCATCCTACCAGTAATTGCACCAGTAGAAATAATACTGCCATGAACTTTATTGTCTTCATGACAAGCATCTATCCATGATTCTACTTGTGCTGCTCTTTTTTGTAATAAAAGATATTCAGATATTAATTGAGCTTCGTGAATATGAGTTATCTTATTTAGTGTTCCTTCATCTACTATTGGTTGTCCAGTCGGTGTAAATCTATTAGGTTTCCAACCAAAATCTTTTAAGTAATCTCCTATCTGCTGTCTTGAACCTAAATTAAATTCTTTAAGTTCTTTTCTCATAAAAGGAGTAGTATCATTTGTAAATACTCTTTCTTCATATTCTATATTAGTAAGTCCTGACTTAGAAAGTTTACCGTCTTTTTTTAATTTAGGTATAACTTCTTTTACATCTACCCATTTAGGTTTAAATGTAGCATGAACTTCATCTTCTACTTCTGCCTTTCTTTTATTTAAAGAACTTAATAATAACATTGCATTCTTTTCATCAAACACAAAACCATTTTCATACTGTTGTTGTAGTATTCTACATACTTGATGTTCTAATTCAACACACTCTTTAGAAAAACCTACGCTTTCTTTTCGTAAGTGATTTAAAACTAATTTATTTAATTTAACATCTCGTAAACAATAGTCTAACATCTTATCAGAATAACAATCAAACTCAGGTTGTTCAGCTTTGTGATAATTTAATTTGTAACCCCACTTTTCTAAACTATGTCCTCCTTCTCTTGTTGGATGAAATAATCTAGATAAAGTTAAAGTGTCTAGTATTTTTGTATGTTGGTATAAATCAACACCAGTTAATTTTTTAATTACAGGGACATCAAACCCAATAATATTATGTCCTATTATTACATCTGCTGACTTTAATAACTCTATACCTTTATCAATTTCATCTTGTTTAAATGAGTAAGAGTTATCATCTTCATCAACAGCTACCATACACCAGATGTTTTTACTATCTTGATAAAGTCCGTCTGTTTCAATATCAAATACTAACTTCATTATTTTTTACCTCAAATTCTGACACATCATCCTCGGATAATCTACCTGTGTCTTTATCATAAACTAATGAACTTGCCATGCCTACATCCCCTGTGTATCTAGATTTTAACACACGAAGTTTAGTTGTTCTAGCTTCTAATTCATCTTCTGATTGTTGATTTCTTTCTAATGCTATCACACAATCACTTAATTGTCCAATACTATTTGACCCACGAAGATGTGAGAGAGAAACTTCTACACCATTCTCATGTCCTTTATTTCCGTCAACTCTTCTTAAATGTGATACAAGTATTAATCCTGCTCCTGTTTCTTCAACCAAGCTACGAAGTCTAGTCATGATAGAATCAATAGCTCTTCGTTCATCTCCCTCATGGACAGCACTAACAAGCATATGTAAATGGTCTACCACAACCCACTTACAATCGCAACCAACTATAAGATATCTAAGCTTTGCAAAGATATCATCTATCTCATTAGTGCCAAAGTGTGCATGAATGAATACTCTATCCTCTTCAAATACTTTATCAAACATTTGCATGATAGTATCTTTGTCAAACTTTTCTCTTTCTTGGTCAATGTATAATCTTGCATTTGCTTCAATGGAAAGTATTCCGTCTACTGTTCTTTTCCAATCTTCTTCTAATGCAATTACACCTACATTGTCTTGTGTTTGATTGATAAGCCAATGCTCTAACTCTCTAGTGACACTAGACTTACCTAGTCCTGTGCCACCAGTAAGAGTTACAAGCTCCCCTTGTCTTAAACCATATAACTTTTTGTTTAATCCTTCCCAAGGAAAAGGTATACTTTCTTTCTTCTTTCTATTTAAATAAGATTCTTTTTTATCAGATACTTGTATGATACCACTAGGAGTATATACTTTAGCATCCCACCAAGCTCTAGTAAACTCTGAATGTTTACCTTGTTTAAGCATATCATTAGAATCTTTATACCCATTTGGTAGTGTTACTATCTTTGCTTTTCCGGGTTTTAAAATGGTAGCTACTTTTTGTGCAGCTTCTTGTCCTTGCTTGTCTTTATCAAAACATAAAACAACATTGTCAAAACTTTCTACATATTCTAAACTTTCTTTTACATCTTTAACTGCAGAAGCAGCTCCTCTTTTAATTGATACAACTGCCCACTTACTTCCTAAAAGTTCGTAGGCAGCCATTGCATCACATTCCCCTTCGACAATAGTTAAATACTTACCACCTTCTTTAAATAAATTTTGTCCGAATAATCCTGTGCCAGATAATGTGCCATTGAATGAAAATCTTTTATCTTTTATATATCTAGTTTTTGTAGCACAATGCTCATTGTTAATATAGAAAGGATATAAATGTTGTGCTAACTGACCTGCTGAATCATAGACAACTTTAACTCCAAACTTTTCTGCTGTTTCTTTTGAGATACCTCTATCTGTTAGTTTAGCAAACATACCTCCATGAACATTTACATTTTCTTTTTTATAGTTTTCCATTGCTGTTACATTACCCTCATAGTTTGAATAGAAATGATTACAACTAAAACATTTAGCTGAACCGTCTTTGTTTACTGATACTGCATCACTACTGCCACATTGTTTACAAGGCAAGTGATATTTTACAAATGTGTTTTGCATAATTTACCCTCGTTAAATTAAAATGGAGAGGCGTTGTTCATATGACATCTAAGCCGATACTATGTATGGACTACTGTGCCAAACAGGATTTTAGCTTTATCAATAAGGGTTAAATCTAACCCCAGCATCTTTAATAGTTATCCTCTTTTCCACTAACCTCTCACTTGGAGATACGAATTAGTCTTTTGAATCTGTTGGTCCACCGTCTTCCGTTGGTGTTTCAACTATATCCTCTACGACTTCTTCTTCTTCTTTACTCTCTACCAGAGATTCAGGACAATCCTTTAAGAGGGCTTCTAGATTTGCCCTGTGTTGAGAACTGGTAAAGTTTAAAGCTTCTAACAAAACTTCAAGTTGACCTACTTTATTTATAATAACAGTAGCTTGAGTTTTTATATTATCATCTTTAACTTTTGAAACATCATAACTTGATGTTCCATTTTCATTGTTAATTGTTACAATCAAAATTCTTCTCCTCCGTCAATAGATTCAAACTCATCTCCGTCTCCAGATTTATAAGGTATTAAGTCTAATACTTGCACTCCCTGTAAATCAAGACCTTTAAAATGTCCAAATCTGTTTTCAGTTTCCCACTCATTAAATTGAACTTTAACAAGTGACCCGTTACCTATCAATTCATCCATAGGCATTTTGTTTCCGTCAACTAATAGTGGAACTTTATTCTGTCCACTACCATTTGATTTGTTTACTTTCCTTTTGATGTTGATAGCTCTGCCAACAGCTTCATCGTTGACAACTAGATTCTTTACTTTAAATCCTCTAGCTTCAAAGTCATCTGCAGCACTATCATCTATTACTAAATCAACTGTATACACAGGTTCAAATCTAGTATTAGGCGATGTTATACTAGCCCAGTAGGCTCTTCCTTCTTGTATTGCCATAGTTATTTCCTCCTTATTGGCGTTTGGTTTTTGTTAGATTTATTATAGCTTTTTGAGCCAGAGTTGTCAACCCCTAAATTAATTTTTTCTAACATATTATCAAGATGATATGTATCAATATTTTCTAATAAAGATATCTCTACTTTCTCTCCCTTGAACTCTACAGCATGTGGAATTGAAATGTCCCCATACTTATTTAATTTATCTACATAAATTGTAAACTGTTTATATTCTTCTAGTGTTAGCGTAGCCTTCATGCAACCTCCAATGTCCACCAGTCAGGTTTAGCTCTACCTTTTTCCCATTTAGCATAATGTTTTTCATGGGTACAATAATCTCTATAAGCTTTGATAGGGTCATCATTTTTGTACTCATCAGGCATAGCCTGTGCTAGTGGTGTTTTTACATATGCTATTTTAATATTAGCAGGTAATCTAACTAAAGGGATTTTTAGTTTAGTTATACTTGCATGTTCTCTCCCATATCTAAACTTATACTCTCTACCTAACGCTAAGAAATGAGCATACAACCAAAGATAATTAGCACTACATTCTCTTGCCCATACTGTGCATGGGTGATTCCAATAAGCTTTTTTATACAAGCCATGTTCATTACAATAATCTTCGCTACCCACAATTCTATGTGCTGTGCATAACATCTGTGCTGTTTCCAAAGGCATCTTTACTAGCATTTTATCTGGTTGTGCTTTCGCTGATGTTATTGGACACTCACTAAAATAAAATATATTCATAGTAATCTATCCTCCACTAATTTAATTACTTGTTTCTCATTATACCATAAACCTGAATAGGTTTCAAGTGTTCCGTTTCTCCATGAAACATAATACCTTTTAAACCCTAACATCTTACAATAAAATATGGCAACATTACCATATGATTTAATTAATACTCTCATCTTCCTTGCCCTCTATATGATTTATATGAACGCTTTTTATTTTTGTTCATATGTTTGGTTGATATTTTAATACGCCTAGAACGCCCTCCTGTGCCTTGTGATGTAACCTTTTTAACATGGTCAATAGTTTGTATTGTCTTACCTCTTATAGCCATTCTACTTTATCCTTTTTTCTTTTGTCATTATATTGCGTAACCTCTTTACCATTAGCATATCTAGTAATCATCTCTGTCCATTTACCATTTTTATATCTAATGTCTAAAGATGTTACTTGATTATCTAATTTTTCTTGTTCTAATATTTCTCTTTGTCTTTGAACTCTATCGTTATACTGTGTCATAATGTAAGTTACTCTCTGCAATAAAAAATAATATATCATCTCTATCGTCATCTTCATGCAGTCCATATGTTTTACATACAGTCTGTATTTCTGATTCTAGTTTACCTTGTTTATCAAGTTCTTCTACCTCTTGCATTATCTTTTCAAATGCTTTTTCATTGTGTTGATTGCTCATTGAATACCTCCTGTCTATAAACTTTAGCAACAATATCTTCTCCTTCTACTCTACCAAAGGGACTACTACATACTTTAATAATCTCACATCTATTATCAAACTTTTCTTTTTGTTTATCACAAATATCTCGTGCAACTTTTACTGCTCCTTTGTCAGTATCAGACCAAATATTTAATGATAATTCTACTCTATATCTATCCATTATGTTATCTCCTGTAATGATTTTAATTCTTTTAAATAGTATTCATCTTGTCCTACATGCTTTCTTAATATTCTAATAGCATGAACTATATCTAATTCCATGATGTCTACCCATTCTTCACGACTGTCACTATAATACACCCATTTGTGGTTCATGTCAATAGGTATTGTTTTACCTAATACTTCTTGTATCTCTAATACTTGTTTAAGTTTCATTTACTACCTCTCTTTACATATCTATAAGTATCTGCATTCCATTCAGCATCTAAAAGCTGTGTCAACTGCCATTTAAGACTGCTTAAATTATGAACATCAGACAACCACAAATCGTTTGTCTCGTGTAAAGTATTTAACATACTCTCTATTTTATTTATGTATTTAAACAAAGTGTCATACTCACTAACACTCATGTCAATCGTTACTTTGGTTTTTAATATTTTAGTTTTCATTTGTTATCTCCTTTATAAATTGTATTTTAGTTTCTCCAACTATAGGCTCAATATCTGCATTAAAAAATATATCTATATCATTTATTTTTTCTTTAGCTTCATTAATACTATTAGCTTGTATAGTTCCTACATGAGTTGTTATCTCATCAAATTCTATTCTAAATGTTTTCATATTATCTCCTTATACATGAATGACAAAGCCTGACATATCATGTCGTGCCTTGCCCTTTGCTTTTAGACCAACAATAACATTGTCTTTGTCTAAAAATCTTAAATCTGTTTCATCTCCATTGACTACTTCCCTACCCTTGAAATAGATAGGGAAAGCACCATTGAATACTACTGCTATGTTATATGCAATCTTGTCAAACAAACTAGCATACTTAGTATTAGCTTCTGAATAACTCCAAGTTAAATGATAGTTCTTGATATGCGATACTTTTCTTGTAGGTATCTTAGTATAATCATAGAACTGTATATCTGGAAAGTGTTCAAACATAGTTTTACCTTTGTATAGTTTGTGTTCCCATTGTATATCACTTGTGCCATTCAACCTAAATGCTGGTGTTATATCCTTCTTGTTGCAGTAGTTTATAAACTTTGTAATCTCTGTATGTAATAGTTCCATGAAGTTATCATAGTCATCTAAATACATATCAGTCCTACGCTGTCTAGCATCTTGTATGCGATTAGTATTCTCGCCCTTTTTGAATATACCACCACGCCCTGCTGTATTTAAACATGCAGTTTTA